CCACCCTGGTACCTAAGGGTCCCTGGGTGGCGTCAAAAGGCCGGCGAATGACCGTCAAGGAGGTAGAAGCTCTCCGCCGGATGCGCGAAAAAGGTCAAGGTAAATACGGAGCTCAGCCTAGGCGCCGTACTGGGGATGCGGTGGAGCATCACGGCGAAACATTCTCCGACTACAACAAGCCGAAGCGCACCCCCAACCACCCGACCAAATCGCACGCCGTACTGGCCCGTGAAGGTGGTGATGTGAAGCTGATCCGCTTTGGCCAGCAAGGTGTCGAAGGGAGCCCACCGAAACAAGGTGAGTCAAAGGCATATGCATCTCGACGCCGCGCCTGGAAAGCACGCCATGCGTCGAACATTGCAAAGGGCAAGATGAGCGCAGCCTACTGGGCAAATCAAGCCAAATGGTGAGCTGTGGAAGACCTGATCGAAGCTTACAACACAGCTCTCAAGAACGAAGAGCAAAAGATAATTGATATTGTCAACGGATCACTGGACCGAGCATTCAATCGTCTTCTTCGCCGTACATACGGTCAGTTACGTAGCGGTCGATTTCAGACTGCAGAGAGAAACGCTCGGGCTTTGGAGCTGATTCCTCCACTACGGCCTGACCAGGCTGACGAATACTTATCTGCGTTTCAACGCCTGTTATCTCGGTCAACATCTTTTGGCCTAGATCTAGCTGGACAGCTATCGAAGTCTGTAAAAGATTCTCAAGTTGGCGTAACCGTCCCAGTAGAAGCAGTTGTAGCAGCAGCAAGGACAGCGCGAGGATACTTAGAGAGACATGGAGCAACATTTTCTACCGCCGCCGCAGAGGTGTTATCGCAAGGTGTAGCAGAAGGGCGCCCTACTGAAGAAATGACAAAAGATCTGCAGCGCCGTCTGAAAGTTACCAAGTCGAGAGCTGAAGTCATTGTAAGAACAGAGTCTCTGCGCGCCCACAACGAAGCGGCTAATGCGTACTACACCCAAAACGGGATCGACCTTGTGATGTACTACGCCACAACTGACGACCGCTCCTGCCCCTACTGCACTGCCCACGCCGGGAACATCTTTAAGCGAGGGGCAATTGCTGTACCCAGGCATCCCCGCTGCAGATGCTATTTAGCGCCCTATAGCGACAATGTCTGGGAGGTCGATCCTGAATACGACAACCTCCGAAAGAAGCATCGCCAAGAAGTACTGCGTTACGCTAGGAATAAAGGTGTGGACTTAAGTTACGGTCCATCCGTTTTCGAAGAATTAGCTCCTATCCCGACGAGGGAAACATGAAAGAGACACGCATAGGCAAAGCCGATGGCAACAAGCCCGGTCTCTACGAAAACATCCGCAAAAAGCGCGAACGCATCGCCGCTGGTTCCGGTGAAAAGATGAAGAAGCCGGGTCAGAAAGGGGCTCCCAGCGCTTCTGATTTCAAACAAGCCGCCAAAACTGCCAAACCAGAGGAGAAAAAGGACATGGGTATGAAGAAAGGCTGTGACTGCACCGACGGCACTAAGGGCAAGTGCTCCTGCGGCAAGAAGGACGGCGGCATGAAGAAGTCTCCCTACGCCGACGGTTGCGGCTACATGAAGGACAGCGTGGCCGCTGACTTCAACGCTGTCCTGGACAGCATGGGCGTTGAAAAGATCTCCAAGGGCGAAGAGGAGCCAGACGACGACCGAGATGACAAAAAGTGCGGCGCCTCTGGTATCGCAGACAATAAAAAATGCAATAAGGGGACCGGAGCTGCACCAAAGGGCAAAGACTCGGATGTGAAGGCTCAGGCCCAGGCAAAAGCTGCGGAAATCAACAAGCCCAATAAAGGGAAGAAAATGGGCGCAGGCAAGCGTGCTCTCAGCACCTACCTCGCCACGATGGCAGCTGCCTCCGGGATCAGTAACGCTGTCCAAGCAGGTGAGGCACTGTCTAAGGGTCAGTACGGCAAAGCCGTGAGCCAGGGCGCTATGGCGGCTGGCAATCTCACAGGCGCTAACGCCTTCGCCTCCGGCAACATTGGACGAGGCTTTAAGCGTCAGACCCTCGGTAATGCCGCTGGTCTGGCTGGTTATGTCGGCGGCGAAGCTGCGAAAGGGTACAAGCGTGCCAATAACGGTAGTGTTCCTCCCCTGAAGGATCTCTACTGGCGTGCCCGCGAGCGCGCATCCGGGATTCGCCGTATGCCCCGCAACGCCTGAAGGAGATGAAACGCCGGCTCGACAAAAAGTGCGGCGCCTCCGGGATACCCGATAACAGGCGCTGCAACAAGGGATCCATCGGCAGCACGGTGGCCAAGGCTGCAGTAGCAGCCGGTGGTGTCGCTGTAACTGGTGCTCTGCTGAACAGAAACTCCAGAAAAGCGATCCTGTCTGCTCCAGGAGCTGCGCGCCGTGCTGGGAACAAGGCCCTGGTGAACGCGGTCGAGAAGATTGCTACAAACAAGAAAAAAATGAATTTCTCGGGGGAGGCGCTGAACAACATGCGTCCACCCTCGAAGACTGAGCGCCTTCGCGAGACTGCCAGGTCAGCCAACGTTGCAGCTGAAGGTGCCATGAAGCGCGCTGCCACTGCAGAGGTGAACCGTGCCATGGCAGTAGGCGAGGCCATGTACAAGGCAGGGAAGGCAACTCGGGCTTCACTGACGAGCGGCATGCGAACCCACAACCTGACTGTGGAGAAAATGCGACGCAAATATGAACCTGGCTATAGACGCCGCAGAGATCTCGGCAGTTTTTACAAAGATGCAGGGTCAGAGACCAAGAAAGTACGCGAACGCTTATCCACGATTATGGATGGCTACAAGAAGTCGAGACCCTAATGCCCCCAGTTGTCATATTTGGCTTGACCTGGCTAGGTGGGATGCTGATAGCAACAGTATGGTTAACGCAAGTAGCCAACTGATTTGATCTGCTAAATAGGCGTAACTGATGACAGTACGTGACCTGTATCAGCACGCACTCAGCCCACCGGGGCGCGAAGGGCGAGCACATGTTTGAGGGCTATTTCCTTGAACAAGGTGTGTTCATCGCCGCTCCTAAGCACGACCTCCACCGTGTCGACTACGTAGTCGAATGGAACGGTGGCCTCCAGCGCGTCAACGTGAAAACGCTGCACTGGGTTCCCTCCGGGAAGTACTACCAGGCAGACACGAAGACAAGCAACGGGTCCAAAGGAAACCGTGCCTACACCAGCGAAGAAATCGACTATCTCGGAGTCGTTAGCCTCGAATACGAGAGAATCTGGATGGTACCGCTTTCGGCAACGAAAGGTGTCACATCCTTACGCTGGCACCCACCCGAAAAGAATCACAGAAGACGTTTTGACAGCTTTAACTGGTCCCCTTACCTCATAAACAAAGGGTGCATCAGAAGTTCTGATACTTATAGCGCTAAATTTAGTTAGTATCAGGATATGGAGACTGTAAGTCGCTACGATTACGGTCAGGTAACCAAGTCCGAAACAACGGACGAAGGTTACTTGAAAGTGTGGTGTAAGGCGGCCCGAGTAGGGACGCAGCTTTATACCAGGGGTGATGGAACGCAAGTGCGTGAATATCGCCCTGAAGAAGAAGTAGCGAAACCTGAGTCTCTAGCCTCTTTCGGCATGAAAGCAGTAACCATGGGTCATCCCCCGGTTCTGTTGGATGCTGAAAATACAAAGGTTCATCAGATCGGACATGCTGGCTCGCAAGTTCGATTCTCCGATGGCTTCGTAGAAGTCGCGCTTGTCGTCACGGACAAAGCAGCGATTGAACGTATCCAGCGGGGTGACGCACAAGAGGTCAGTGCCGGCTACCGCGTCGACTATGACCCCACCCCTGGCGTCACACCCGCAGGCGAGAGTTACGACGGCATCCAACGGAACATTCGCGTTAATCACATCGCGATTGTCCCACGTGGTCGTGCCGGTCGTGATGTCCGTCTGATCCTCGACTCATGTGACCGCAACGATGCGGTGGCATGGGACGAAAACCCGTCGAATTCGCCCGTAACTTCCATGGCACGAATCACCCTCGACGGCCTGGATCTTGAACTTCCAGCAGATACTGCCGGTGTGGTCCAATCCTTCGTGAAGGAGAGTGATCGTGCCAAGGCCGAGCTTATTAAAAAGCTTGATTCGCAGGAAGAACAGATCCAAGCTGTTGTGACCGAGAACGAAGAAGTTCTTGGTCGTCTTGACGCCGCCCTTGAGCGGATTGAAGAATTGGAAAAGCAAGTTGCTGACGCCGCCTCAGAGCGCAGCGATGCTGATCAAATCAACCAGGCTGTTAATGCACGTCTGGCTTGCCTCGACAAATTCTCCCCAATTCTCCCTGAGAACTACAAGTTTGACGGCGAGAACGAGCACCAGATCATGGCGCTTGCATACGAGAACGTCTTTGAGAAAGCCCCCCGCGAAGACGCTTCCAACGACTACCTTCTGGGTGTCCTTGACGGTGTACTTGCCGCCATGGAAGACATGGAAGGTGACGAGGAGGAGATCAAAGAGGACGCCGACTTCCAGCCTGAGGAAGATGGCTCCAATGTGGCTGAAGTTCGTGCTGCCCTGGCCCAAGTCCACGCGGCCGAGAAGATGGACAGCCAATCCTCCTACCGTGAGCGTCTGCTGAACGGTTGGAAGTCAGACCTCACTGCTCACGTTTGATAGGAGCGCAAAGTAATGGCTATTACCTACACCACCACTACCGTCGCCAATCCCGCAGGTGCTCAGGGTTCCTACCCTCAGACCCTGACTGTTGGTCACGAAGGCATGCTCGGCGACCTGCAGGCTTATGTCTCCCGGTCGTACACCAATGAATCGTCTGCTGTCATTCCTTTTGGTCACGCCGTGATCATTGATAGCGCCGCTACCTCTGGTCTTGGCGCCAAGCTCCCCGCCGGGGCTACTGGAACCAAAGTCCTGGGCATTGCTGCAGACAGCTACACCTTTGAAGCCAACGCCAATGGTTCTTACCAAGGCACCGGCACCATTCCTGGCACCGTTAAGACCTCCGATGGTCGAGTCGGCTACGCCAACAAGCAAGTGATGAATGTCCTGAGCAAGGGCGTCATTTTTGTGTACTCCGTTGACGCCGTTGCCCTGGGCGACGCCGTACGGCTGTACCACACCGATCACGCCAGTGCCGCCACCAATGGCGGATACAAGGGCCGTTTCGGCAAAACCGCTTCTGCCGGTAAGACCTTCGAGGTGACTGCTGGTGCCCGTTGGCTCAGCGCAGCTGCAGCCGGTGGCATTGCCCTCCTGGAGATCGACATCCCGACCTTCACTGTTTCCGCAGACACCTGATAGGAGGCACCCAACCAATGACTGATATTCGCAACGACGACGCCGGTCTGTTTCTTGCTAGAGAGCTTGAGCAGATTCTGGCCCGGACTTTTGAAGTCCAATACGCTGACATCAAGTACTCCCAGATCATCCCCATTTCCACTGAAGTGGGTCCTGGTGCTGACAGCTTCACCTACCGCATCTTTGATGCTCAGGGCAAAATGAAGCTTATTCAGGACAAGGCAAGCGATCTGCCGCGTGCGGACGTCCTGCGCAAGGAAGTGACTCATGCTGTTCGCAGCCTGGGCGCCTCCTTCTCCTACACGATCCAGGAAACTCGTGCTGCCGCCATGGTGCCCGGCATGAACCTGGAGCAGCGCCGCGCCAATGCTGTGCGTCGCGCCTATGAGGAGAAAGTCCAAGAGGTCGCCTACTTCGGCGATGGTGCCGTGGCGATGGACGGCTTCTTTAACAACGCCAACGTCGACAAGCTTGTCCCCTCGAAGTGGTTTGACGACGCAACCATCACCACCGACGAGATGCTGGAGCTGCTGAATGAGGCTCCTACCCGCATCGTGCAGAACTCCAACATGAAGGAGGCTCCCAACACGATGCTGGTGCCCTACGACGTGTATCGCGTTATCAGCACCACTCCCCGTAGCACCACCTCGGATACCACGGTGATGGAGTTCTTCCTCCGCACTAACCCCATGATCCGCTCTATCGAGCCGATCAACGAGCTGGAAGCTTCGAAGTCTGGCAGCAAGCTGTCCAAGGACCGCATCATCTGCTACGACCGCAGCCCAGAAAAGCTGCAGCTGCACGTGCCCCGCACTCTGGAGTTTTTGCCCCCTGTGCGCCAAAACCTGGAGTTCACCGTGGCGGCACACGCCCGCATCGGCGGCGTCGCTCTGTACTACCCCAAGAGCGCACTTTACGTCGAAAAAGCCTGATAAGACCTAGTTTTTCAGAACATGATTATCACTTACACGCCTCAGCTGGAAAACCCGCCGCGTGACAAAGAAGTCACACTTGGTTTCTCGATCATCGGGAACAAAGCAGGCGGTACCGAGCACGTCCAACTTAAGTCCGGTGTAAACCGTGATGTCTCTCAGGCTGACTGGGAGAAGATTCAGGGACTGCCACTGGTAAAGGACCTGCTCTCCCTCGGCGCTCTGAAAGTGCAAGAAGACGTGGAAGTGGTGGACACCTCGGTCAAAGCGGCCGGGGGTCTCACCACTATGCCCGTAAAAGATGCGCTTGATGCTATTGACGCTACCTTTGACCTGGACCTGCTCAAAGAGTGGGACTTTGCTGAAAACCGCGTCAGGATCAAGAACGCGATTGCCAAGCGAGTAAAGGCGATTACTGAAGGAGAAGGCTGATGGCCGTAACCTCCACCACTTTTCTGTCCAGATTCCCTGAATTTGGAAATCTGGAACCTGCAGTAGTGGCGGGGGCAATCGCCGAAGCTCAGCTTTTCTGTGATAGTGAGGTCTGGGGCGCTCAGCACGATAACGGCATAAGCTACTTAGCTGCTCATCTGTTGGCCTCCAGAACCCAAGCTATAGGTGCACAAGTCGGGGTAGGTTCAGGAAGCAAGAGCGAACTGGGCTACGCAGCAACGGCATACGGTGCAACCTTCAACGCCTTACAACGCAGCCTCATTAACGTAGGATTTGCGTTCTGATGGGAGCCTACGCACCCTTTGATAACGCAGCCTTGGTGTTTAAGGTCTATAGCACTTACGCCATAGACCCAAACACGGGCAACAAAGTCCCCGTAGATACTGCGGAGACTTATACGGCTCATATCCAATTGCAGACTAGTAGTCAAGACTATAAGGCTGGCATTGATGAGGCAAAGTTCAGTTGCAAGGGTCGCTTACTCAGTCCGACAACGTTCAGCCCAAAAGTCAAAGTAGGCGCCGTTGCCTCCTGCACCGTGAACGGTGTATCCGGGACGTTACGATTAACGGATCTAGGGTCAAACTCCCTCACTTTTGCTCGAAACACACTGCACCAGGAGTTTTCTGGTGTATTTGAGCAAGTTGGCAAAGGAGGCTGAAATGGCTAAACAACAGAAGGTCGATACCAAGGTATTAGATCGAGCGATTACGGCCGCTACTCAAGAACTTGTAAATCGGCTATCAGCTGAGTACACCAGTGAAATATCAGCTGATAAATGGAAGTGGAATGATGGAAGCTTACGCGACATCGTGGACACAGGCCGCCTGCGCGCAAGCCAGACGGTCCAAAAGGCCGGAAACAATAGGTATCAGTTCAGCTGGCCCGTTGAGTATGCCCTTCAAGTTCATGAAGGTACAAAGCTGAAGGGAGGCGGCGAATGGCCTGCACGCCCTTGGACAAAGACGGCTCTGGAGAACGTAGACCCT